GTTCGAGGTCGGCGACTTGCACGGACTGTTTGAGCTGCCCCACCATGTAGACTTTGCGCGTCATACCCTAAAGATAACCATCCTTTGTGCTTTGTCAAGCCCTAGACCACAAGATATTGTGTGCCGCCTTAGTTAGTTACTTAGTTACTAAGTCTCTAAGTCTCTATGTAACTAACTCACTATCCCTCAGTCTAACTAAGTCCCAATTTTTTCCCAAAAAATCTGCGGCGTGCCTCCCTGCATTAGTTAGTTAGACAGTTGGTGCCGCAGTGTCTAACCCCAAAACTTGGGTTGGGTATTGGGGATCCAGGGACTCCAGTGTGGCTAACGTGCGATCCGGGGGGCACCCCCTCCCCCGGGGGGCCTATTCGCCCTTCTTACTCCATTCAGTCAGTGTCTCCGGCTCCTCCGGGTAGGTCAGGTCCTTGAACGCCTCGCCCTGGTGCTCGACAACCACCTTTGTGCCATACCCCCGCCCCGCACCCTTCTTGCCTAACACCCATTTCGCTACGTCCTTGTCGATCTTCCGGGTCAACCAGAACCTAATCACTTCCTCCGCCTGGTCGAGGACCTGGTCATCCACTTCGAGCTGGATAGCACGCACCGCTGCCCGGAATCCTTCGTCCTGGTCGAGCCAGTTATAGTATGTCGCCCGGGAGATCTGCGCCGCCTCCACTGACCGGGTGACATTCCCGTGGAGCTCCTTCAACGCCAGGAGCAATATCGACTTCTTGTCATCAGTGCTTAGCATAGGTCCTCTCTTGCACTATATAGCAAGTATGGCCTTGCGGCCATACTTGCAGTGGGTCACTAGGTCACTAAATATACCTAACTAAGTGGACCTAGACAGTTCGCACTCCCGGGTCTGCGGTCCCCGGGAGAGGGAGAAGGGGAGAAGGACGCTTGGCGCATCCTGTCCTATAGTTCGACACTTGTAGTAGAACTGTCAAGTGGGTGGATGGGGATGGATGGAGAGGAGAAAGTGTAACCTGCCAGGAGACAGGTGGGTAAAAATTACCCACTGGTGTAGGAATTCCCCACACTCACCAATGTGTCAAACTTGCCACTCCTGGAATTAACTAGACATTACAATATCTTACAGTGTGTCAAATTTACCACACCCAGTCCCCCGCCCCGGCCTTTTAATGAGTCGCGCTGGGAAGTTATCCAGTCCCCGGCCCCCGGCCCTGGACACTCTCTCCTGCTCTTCTGCACGAGTACACTCTGACACACCGCACACCCCCTCTCAGAAATATCTGACCCTAGTCTTATTATAGAGCATTAGGTATAGGGTATGCGTGGCAGCTTGATTGACACTCAATCAGGAAGTGTCAAACGCGGTCCGCCTCGGGGCTCCGGGCTCCGGGCTTTTGGTGTGGCAAAATTGCCACAGTGTAACCCGCTGGTACTCACTGAAAAATTTATCCTCAATGGTTCCGGGTACTTAACCACTTTTTAGCGGGTCAGTTCATAAATGAATCCCATTCAGGTGTGTAAATAGTTACCACATTTAGTATGAATCCTCAATGAATTCAACGAGTTGCGCAAAACGCGCTATTTGGAGAGGAATTCACTAAGGGTAGAGAGACCAAAACTTTTTGAGAAAGGAGAATACTAATGCAAAAGATCACGTTTTATTGTGGCGGGACGGACAAACAAGGGCGACCAGTGACTTCAGGCACCTACGCGGACGTTCTGAAGCGCAACAAAGTGGACTTTACTTTGTTTCAGGGCGTGGGCGTTTGGGAAGGCGGACAGGAGACCTCGTATGTCTTTGTGGTCTTCAACGACAATCTCTTCGGCGCGGAAGTCGAGGCCCTGGCCCGGGGCATGGCGAGAGCTGGGGGTCAATCGTGCGTCCTGGCGTCCATTGAGATCGTTGAGGCGAAATTCATCTTCGCATAAACTAAGGAGGGACTGTCCCTCCTCCTCGTGGCCCAGGTGCGCGAAACCGGGACCCCGAGGAGAATGGACAAGCCAAAGGAGGAAAGACATGATGACGCATTTCGAACACTCAAAGAAAGTAAACCCCGTCAGACCATGCTCGGCGCACCACTTGACATTCGGCGGACGGGGCTTAAATTGTGGGTATGACCCCGCAAAGGTCCTGCTTCAGGAGGCTCGGCGCGTGACCCTCCCGAAGAAAGAAGAGAAGGAAGGAGGACAAGACAATGCCTAGAAATCATCAAGACTATGAATACGCCAACCCCAGGGACTGGGCGACTAAGTTCTGGAAGCACAATTACATAGTGACCCTGGACGGCGGGATTCAGATTGCAGTGAACGCGGACAATGAAGGGGACGCCCTGGACGAAGTGATTGACTACTGTGAGCGCAAACGATACATTGGATTCGTGGCGTCCCACGGCGACCTGGACCCGGACGAACAAGAGGAGTATGTTTCCGGCGGGAACCATGGATTGTATCTGACCACTGATTATCTTCACATTAAGGAGGTGTGACATGTTAGTGAAGCGTAATCCGTTTGCCCGTGAGGAGCTCCACCGGGAGCGCGTCTATGTCCAGAATTCGTTAACGACATGCGCTTGGTGTGGACAGGTCAAGAAGACCCCCAGCCGCCGCCCCTATTTGTTTCAGTATCGGGCGGAATCGGACGGCGGGAGAACATCAAACATCCGGGGGCTTTTTTGCTCGGAATCTTGCCGAAAATCCTATCATGAAGTGGAGGACTAGGACCATGGACATTTATTCATGCGTAGAAAAGTGTCAAGGGTGCGCCCACGTTCAAGATCGTGGGGATTCATGCGAAATGTACGCGAGGCCCTTTGCCAAGTGGACCAAGCTGGGCGGGTGCGAAGGTGCCACGAATCGCGTGCGCGTGATTGCCGAGGAGCCCAAGAAACGGGTCGGGCAGCAGAAGCAGCGAAGGGATAAGAAGTAAAAACATGAAAACGCACAGGATCTTTTGTCAAGTGACCTGGTGTCCTAAGAATCGGCTGAGAGTATGCCGGGCAGCAAAGACGGACAAGAGATCCTGTTTGGCGATCTTTACAAGAAAGAGAGGAAAATAACCATGAGATCCTACGTCGTCGCAACGATCCTAGCAAACAGAAGAGAAGGTCTGGACGAGACCGGGCTTCATTACCTGAACTACGCCCGGAACCGGACTGGTCTCCCCCAGCTCCTGCTCGGCAAACGCCCCACGGACTACGAGGAGGAGATTGACATTGAAGAGCTGGAGCTGATTCTCCGAGCGCTTAGTGATGATGAACTGCTTTTCGTGTATACGCAACAATGTTGTCAGAGATTTAGATAAATAAATTTTAGTGACCCCCTTGACAAACACTTTTTCGATGCTATAATTGAATCATGAACAGTGAGAGGAGGACCGGAGAATGAGAGACTTAGTAAGTAAGATCATGGACTGGGAAGGCGGAGAAATGAACGAGGAAGACACCATTGAGTTCTTCCAAGAACTGATTGACAACGGTATGGCCTGGACCCTTCAGGGGTGTTATGGCCGTACAGCAGCCGCCTTGATCGAGGCGGGACTTTGCAGGAGGGCACGATAATGGCTAGACCGGCGATCGTTTACTTGAGGGAGCACAAGGACGCACTGGGTAAACCGTTCTACCGCGTAATCGGGATGGAGAATAACGTGGACTTTGACATTCACCAGAAACTGTCCCGGGAAGAAGTCCGGGCTCTCCTGGTCGGGTACACTGTGAAGATCAAAGGAGGCGACAGATGAAGATCAATCAGAATGCTTTGACCGAAAAACAGTATTTGGCCCAGGTCCTGGCGCGAGACATCCATGGAGAAGTCAAGCACGAGGTATATGACAACTGTCGCATTGCGTACAATCAGCAAGGCGAACTGGTAGGCGGGGGTGTTTGGGTGCCCCAGGCTTATAGAGCTGAGGTTTTTGTCGGGTATTGGCACAATTAGGAGGGCGACCATGCAGATAACAAAGAGAGAGGGAGAGTACAAAATCACGAGCACCGGGACCTACTATCACAAGGACACCCCGGACGCGGTGATCGAGCTCCTGGAGCTGGCACGCGATCTTGGGTATTGGGTGTGGTTCAGATACGGGGACCCGGCGATCGGGCGCGACTGGATGGACGATTGTGACGTGTGCGGGTTCATTGGGCGCAGTGGGGGACCAGTGAAAGTCCCTCTCCTTCTGAAGTCCCGGCGGTCCACCGGAGGCCCCGCGCTCCTGGAGGATCGGATTTTGCGGATCATCGTGAAAGGCGGGGGGCGTCTTCGAACGTGGACACACCACAATTACATGAAGCCTGATTTGGCAGTGGTCCACGTGCCCGGAGAGGCAAGCCCGTGGAGAGTGATTCACAAAGACGAGCCGAACGGCCAGTACGAGGCCGGGTTTAAGACGCGGGAGAAGGCCCAGCGGTGGGCGGACTTCATTACCGGCAAGCGATTGAATAAATAAAGGAGGACTAGACTATGATGAACGTGATGGAAGTTCAACGGTGGCTAGAGACCTTGTCACGTTTCGACGAGGTTGGCGTAGATGAAGGAGGACTGACCCTTCGAAGTCTCCTTCAGCCGAAGGCTTACCTTGAAATCGGCGGAATGCCGGAAGAGGAGGACGAGGAATGAAAAGGAACTACGAGGCATTGATCGGAAAGGAAGTGCGAGTTTCAGCGGGCACCAAGAGAAGAGGCCCCCGTGACACGTACACAGGCCCCTACAGAAAAAAGGGCGTTGTGACCGGCGCGGACCTGGATATTGGTCTCACGGTACAGGACACGATGGAGGAAGGGGCTAGGTATATCCTGTGCATAAACGGCCCGGAAAGTCCCTTGATGAAGGCGGCGGAGAAGGAAGGGAGGGGTGTCTTTACAACGGCTCGTAAGCGTGGCTACCGGAGAGCGATGCACATGATCCACGACGCTATTGTCGAAGGCCGAGTGGTGGATTTGGATATAATCCTTTGCTTCGCGTATAAAGCTGGCGAAGAGCCGAGCATTCATGGAAATGCATCGTCGAAGTCGTGCGCGTTTGCACAATAAGGAGGCGGACCATGAGAGTAACTAAGAAAATGATTGAAGGTCGCGTGCGCGCAATCGCAAATACCTTCCCTTTGCCTGAAGATTATATGTACAGCCTGGAGAAATCCAATCCCGGCGACGGCGTGCGATATTCCCTGGCGATCGTGCGGAAAGACTATCAGGGCGGCGACTTTTATGACATCCCGTCCCTCGGCTCTATGCGCGGCCCCATGTTCTACGAGCTCCTCCGGGGGATGCTTGAAGCCACGTTTTTGCGGGATGCGATTGCGCGCCTGGAGGTCCGCAATGTCAAGACAACAAGTGTTTGATGATCTAGTCTCGTTTGAAGAGATTGCCGAGCGACTTCACCTTCGAAGCAAGCAGCACGCACATCAGATCTACAATCGGGCGATGCGAAAACTCCGAAGATACTACAACGACCCGGCACACCGTGAAGAACTCCGGCAGCTATTACAGCCTGACCCGGAGGACCCGGGATGGATTCACGACGACGAGCGCCACCTGAAGTTTCCCGAGGTGTTTGAGTGGAACATTTCCCCCAGCCCCGGGAGCCCGGCCTGGCGCACCCGGGCTCTCCGAGCTCTAGAAAATTTATGAGCTGGGTCTTGACACGGCGGAAAGAGTGATTAACTTGAAAGGAGGTGACATCATGGTCAGAATAGGCATTGCGCTGTTTTCTTTCGGAGTTGGGCTATTGGCTGGGGGTGCCCTGGCTATCTTGATGAATTAGGAGGAAGGGAATGCACCAGATTGCTGAATTGATGAACTACCTGATCGACCACTCACCAAAACGCGACGGACGAGTTTACCTGGCTGCCCCCTATTCCACCGGAGGAAAAATCAGCGAGGAATGGCAGGAGGTACGTTACCGGCTGGTCAACATTACGGCCATGCGGCTCATTCGCGCCGGATTTGTCGTGTTTTCTCCGGTTAGCCACAGTCACCCTTTGTCCAAAACCCAGGACGAAAAGTTCAACACTCATAACTTATGGTTAGGCCAGGACGTGGAATTTCTCCAGTGGGCGGATCTTCTCGTGGTCCTGGCCCTGCCCGGGTACGTGGATAGTTACGGTGTGGCATGGGAACGGCAATGGTTCAAGGACCACGGCAAGCCGGAGTTCATACTCACTATCAATGACGTATACAAACTTGATCTACAGGAGGAGAAGTGATGAAAACGCCTTTAGTCAACGAAGCCGGGTATGTCAACGAGAAAGACGCGGACCCTGTGAAGGAATTGACCAAGTCCCGGCTCTTTTTTCCCTTGGAAGACGCGATCAACTTCCTTGCCGTAGCCTTGCTCAAAGCCGAGAAAAACGGGAGAGACAAGGTGCCTCCCGAGCCCGAGCCTTCCACTCGGCTCGTCGTGACAGCAACGGGTTTGATGGACGAGGTCCTGGACGGGATAGCTGAAGTGGAAAACGAGGTCCTTACCTACTGCGCCTCGACCTGTGTAGAGTGCAAGGCCGAGAATAACCCGGCCACAAAAGACTGCCCGGGGTTGACGCATAAGGGCGACCTGGTGCAGAACATTGTGGGTGCCGCACTGCGCATAGGGATGATTACATTATTGAAGGTCTGCCGGGCGCAAATTCAAGTGGATAACCCGGAGATAAAAGAATCGTCCGCGTTCGAGCTGTTTACCCCGGCTCTGCGCGACATCCTGGACGGCGCGAGGTGATTTATGGCGGTCAAGTACAAGGTGATAATGCTCAGGTGCGCGTGTGGCAACGAAAGAGAGACTGACATCGAGGTCGCACGCGCCTCCGCCACTCCCTGCGCCACGTGTGGAAAAACGGAGTGGACTTTGCTGCGAAACATAGGGAAGAAGATCGTGGAAGACAAGAGCGCGCCTACAGAGCTCATTGCAGCACAAGAGCGCGAAAGGGGAAAGGCAAATGATTGACATCATGGTTAGTGACCTTTGCTGGATACTGCTCGTTTTCTTTGGCGGGCTCTTGATCGTGAAACTTCTGGAGTATTACTTTGGAGGGAAAAAATGACAGATCTTATTTGGGTCGTCGTGGGAGTTTTGCTGGTGATAGGAGTCATTGTCGGGATAGGGCGGTTTATGGAATGGTTTACCAATGACTGAAATGAATACTTCCGTGTGCTCCGAGCGGGTTGTCCGAGGTCGGGAGAGGGCTGACGGACGACACTTTGTACCGGGTGCGCGGGGCTCTCGGTAACAGCCAGGCGGAAGTCATCGGGGCTTAACCCTGGCACCCCGCAAACTAAAGGAGGAAACTAACATGAATCGAAAGGACTGGAAACTTCTACCGGAAGAGATGCACGAGATCAAGGACTGGCTCAAACGGACGACTTCGCACCGCTCTCATCGCTGCCCCTTTTCCGGAGAAGAGGCTTGTCTGGAAATATGCCAGGTCATGTTTCCGAAGACAGCCAAAGAGTGGGGTTGTAGGGATTTCAACGAGTGTCCGTGTGATGTTTATTCACCGTCTTACGTCGTTCGAAAGGCTAGGCTTGTCCTGGCGAGAGGAGGGAGATTACACCGTGAACGAAAAGAAAGCAAAGAAGTTGCGTAAGGCAGTTTTCGGGGATCTGTCATTCAAAGGTGCGCGGGAATACCTGGCCCTTTACTTTGACAAGAAAGAGAAACTAACAGAGCTGACCGCCGAGACCATCCTGCGGTACGTCCCGTTCACCGTTATCCTGAAACCTAATACCCCGCACTCGAATTATCGGATTATGAAGCGGGCTCTGGCGAGGAGGGGAGCATGAAATTCGCCGACGTTATGGTAGGTGAGAAACTGAACGAGTATAAGGACCTTATCCGCGAGATCTTCAAGCTGCGGGTAGACGCCCGGGCTCTGAAGGACAAAGCCGACCAGAAAGAGGCCGAGTCCAAGGAGCTCTTCACCGGGCTCATGAGCCTGACCGGGGTAGACGCGATCGAGACGGACCTGGGGACGATCCGGTCCGTCAGCCGCGAGACTTCCAGTCTGGACAAGGAGAAACTGAAGGACGCCTTGCTCAAGGCCGGGGTGGATTCAGACATCGTAGCCGGTGCCTTCAAGAAAGCCACGAGCAAGAAGTCATCCACGTCCATCAACTTTTACCCTCCGAAGGAGGCGTAACATGCGCGGGCTATTTGACGACGACGAAGAGATCCGGGAGTACGACCTGGAGCTGGACGAGGACCTGATCATCACCGATTATGAGTCCGACGTTGAGGGATCGACCGACGAGGAGCTCAACGGCTTTGTCGGGCATCTCTCCCTCTTCCAGCTTCAGTGCCGTAACGGGTGCGGGATCTTCGCGGTGGACGAGGTCAGTTTGGTTAACGTGAACCAGACGGAAGGGTGCGCGGAGTTCAGGTGCCCGGTGTGCAACGAACTTCAAACAGGCAGTCTTATGGTTCTCGATTAATGAGAAAGGGAGGGAACGTGAAGACGTCTACGAGACGAACTACAATCACCTCACTGAAACGGTCTCTAAACCAAGCCCTGGGCGAGAACGACGCACTTAGGCGCGAGAACGAGCGGCTGCGCACTTGGATTCAGAAATTTGAGCATCGGCCCGTAGTGCTGAACGAAGACTTGGCTGTCGCCATGTCCCAAAGCAACCAGGCGGTGGCCCAGCTCGGCGAGACCATTTACCACATCTTGAAAGATCACAAGAAGGAGGTTTAGACAATGCGATCTGTGTCAATCGTGTTTCGCAACGACCTCAAGCGGTTTCCGGTGATCATACCGGACGTAAGAGGGTGCCGGGTGGACGCGGTCTCTCAATTTCTGGTCATAAGGGCCGGACAGGGAGACGCCGAGAACATCTCTCATTATAACCTTGATGACATCGAGTCCTACCACACGTACACCATGACGGAGCCGGTTCTTTACGCCCAACCCCAGTATTAAGGAGGAGGATTATGCAAGTAACTAGCACCATCACTGGACAGTCCGTCCAGATCAGTCTCACCCCTGAAACCCCGGTGGAGTACGCTATCATTGCGGAATTCGAAGATCGGGCAGTCTCCAGCCAGGTGGTAAAGCCTTCCAATTCGGCCACGGAAATGCCCTGTCTGGTCGTTTCGCTGCACGATCCGGCTTAGGCGGTCTTCACCAGGGCTTTCTCTTCCTCGGTGAGCTCCAACTTGAATTCCCACCTTGACCTGCACTCATTACAGCAGATCTTGGTGGGAATAAATTTTTCCTGGCATGGAAACCAGACTTCCGCGTTATACGCGAGCGCCCCGCACTTTTTGCAACGGTACATTGATCCTGCCGCGAACCTGTCTGAAACCTCCAAGCTGAATTTTTCGTCGATGGTTCTCAGATTGTCGATCATAGGCTTTCAGCTCCTTTCCGATCGTCGCGAGGGTGCCGTTGCGTTTCCACAAACATCGGGTGCGCGCAGCCGTGCCGATCGTCAATGCTTCTCGGGCGTGCGGGAAATCGAACTCGTCTTTCTTAGGCATGACCCCTCCTAGTATAACCAGAAAACATCAACAGGCTTTTCGTCTACTTCGGTCAGATCGTCAACATGGATGAAAGTCTCGTCCAGTCCGATCCTTCTAAAGTTCGCGGCGAAGAGCGCCTGGAGAATAAGAAACCTCGATCGAGAGCTCGCGACTTCTATATCCGCGGCCTTGCCGGTGGGGTGGTTGCCCTTGCCGTCCACCATCGCGTCGTGTTCGGGGCATCTGTAACCTGACGTGATCTTGAACGGGACTCCCGCCATGTCCCGAGCGTCATCCAGAGTCAGCATGAATTGCTCGTCCATGTGCTCTTTGTTACAGTGCTTGCAGTAGAATTCCTCTTTCTTGAAGTGTTTGATCTTTTTCCAGTCCATTATTTACCTCCTTATCTGGTGGGGTCAGGTCGGCTTTTTCTCTACGCACCATGGCGCCTCGTGATACGGGATACTCACCGACCACCCTCGGACAAGGGCTGACCCCGTAGTTATCGTGGCATCTCACGAAACCACTGCTGGGTATCTCCAGCCCAAGCAGCCAAACTTGCATAATTGCTTACAATTGGTTGTTTATTGAACCACTCTTCCCACTTGTCCGTGGGTGGCTCCTTCACATAACCACCACCAAAACGTTTATCCAATAGTCCGAGAGGATCACGTTCTAGGTTCTCTGGCTCCTTCGCCTCACCGTAGAGGAGGATGTCAATCCATCTTTCTGCTGGGCCAACAAGCCCATTTATTATGTCCAGCCTTCGCTTCAGCTCGGACTCGGTGATATACTCCAATCCATAAGCATCCTTGGGCATTTCAAGTTCTCTTATAAAAAACTTTCTCTCTTCCATACTCTCTCCTTATTATTTATTTCTGTACTCTGTAACTGCCCAAACCAATACACATCCAGCGCATACTAAAGCAATTAGAGAGATTGCAAGGTCAACCATCTGAAACCAACCCATACTCCCTCCTTATCGTGGCCGTGGCTCTTTCGGCTCACCTTCAGCGAGGCAAAAAGGCTCTTTCCACTCAATAGCATCTCCGAATAATAGTGAATTGCAGATTTCACAAGTAAAGCCGACCTCATTTTGTTTAACAGGCGCTTGACACTGTTTACAATATGGTATTGTTTTCATGATCTCCTTATCGTGGCCGTGTCCAGGCAGCTTTAAAGGCATTCCAATCCCAATAACCAAGACGATACCGCCAGATAAAGAGCATTTTAAGCGCCCATAGTTTCATTCAAAGCCTCCAAACCTTTTGGTGTTATAGTTACCCAACCATCCTTAATATGAAGGTAGCCCTCATTGGCCAAGCGAAAACCTCTATCTATTGCGCTTACCGGAGAATAGCCAATGTGTAAATACTTCGCTTTGGCTTTAACGGATTTGAGTAAATTTTTGTCGTAATCATCTAACATAATGACTAACTCCTTATCGTGGCCGTGGGCTGCTACTCAGTCAAGCATCGGATCATCTCTGCCGTTGCAATCGGTTTGATCTACTCCGGTGCTGTGTTCTCTCACAGCCCCGTGCCACGCCCGGCATGCCCATGCTCCTAACATTTCCCAATCAACCGGCGTATCCAACACCCAATCTGCGCTATGATATTACTACCGGACCAGGAGCACTTGGCGCAACGAAATCGAAAAAACTTGTACCATAGCTCATGGTATTCGACTCGTTGCCGGTCTGGTCCACCGCGGTCACGCCGATCGTGTAGTTCCCGTACCAATCCTCCGATCCCGGGAGATCATCAGGCAGGTCAATACTCAGCACCTTCCCGACGTTGACCTTGGGGTCACTAAGAGCTGGCTGCGCGTCCTTCTTCCAGTAGACGTTGTAGCTCGCTACGTCGGGTGAAGGGCTCGCGCCCCAAGAAACACTTCTCGTTTTGATAGGCATGGTCTGCTCCTTTCATCTTATTGAGGTTATTAAATAATCTCCCGATCACGACAGGTCCGGGAGCTGCTACCTGACAGTAAACCACCCAGGCCATAGGCAGCTCGTTCACGACAGCAAAAGCCGGGTTCGTGGATAAGGCCCATTCCGAATATACGTTCGTTTGGGTGGAAGGGTCAAGTCTGACCGCCCGGACCTGGAATTCGAAGTGCCCGGCGCGGGGTAGGACTGTAGGGAATTCCAACAGTGCCGTAGCCCCCAAAGCCGCGGTCTGGTCGTTTTCGAGCATCCGGATCTGGACCTCGAAGGAGTCCCCTTCTATCCAATCCTCGTTCTTGTCCCAGGCTAGAGTCACCGTTTGGCCGGTGAAGGTCCAGTGCTCGTAATAATTATGCGCGAGAGTAGGGGCGGCCTCCGAAGGCGCTGTCCACAAAACTGCCCACAAAAACATGCCCAGAAACCCAATCAGTTTAGTGGGGCTCATTCTCCATCTCCCTCCTTGCGTTGTCTGCCATAACATCCATCAGGACCTGCTTGATCTCAAGCATGCTGCCGTGAATAGCGGAATTAAGGTTCTGGTATGGTTCGCCCCGCAAAATACGATCCTGGGCGAAGTTTACGATCTCCGCGGCCAGCCGGGTAATGATTATCTTGTTAAGTTCGCTCACCATTTATACTTCTCTCCGTCCCCCCAGTTCACCCGTCCTACCTTCGCGTCGGACTTGATGGGGACTTTTAAGGTTACTGAGTGCTCCATGACGTCCTGTTGAATCGGAATCCAAATGTCCACCAGGTCCTCTTCCACCTCAAACACTAAGTCATCGTGGATAGGAAGCACCGGCCAGATCCTGTACCCCCGTGCCTGAAACTCCTTGTAAATAGGGGTCAAATTCGCCATGCCCTTCTTGAATACCCCAGCGGCCCCGGAATTCTTGCTAATGATACCCTCAGAATCGAACGAGTGATTTGAGTCTTCTACCGCCAGCGTAAAAACGTCGTCAAAGTCATTGGTGACGACAACTCTGACAACACGTTTTCGAACAGCGGGGTCGGGGTGAATGCTTAACCGGAAAAACGGGCGGTGTCCTGGGATGTCTTCTCTGTAAGGCCCTTTTAAGTAGGCGCGTCGCCCCACCGACCGAAGCAATAACGCGGTGTCTTGCAACAGCTCTCTGTTCACCGACGTTATTTGCTCAGCGGTCCAGCCGTTAGGGTAATGTTTGCGAGTTGTTCCATCAGCGTCATAGTATCCCTTTATAAACGATTCTCTACGGGTGGGAGAGAGGGTGAATACCACGTCCGCAATCCGTTTAGTCCAGGCAACTTGGTTTGGAGTTATCCCAAACTGCATCATAAGTTTGTTGAATCCGTAGTCTCTCACACGTAAAACCACCGACTTTCCTTTTCGTTGCACCTCTATGCGTGGATTAAACCCAAGACTTACGAGAAATCTTCGCAGTCGCTTGACATCTTTTTTCTTCGCACCACCAAACGCCCATTCGACATACGAACGATACACGGTAGCGGGCTTTCCTGTAGTGGGACGGATGTCCCCTTTTTTGAAATGTACCATGTACCCGTCTCCGTAATATCTTCCGACCCAATACCAAAACTCTTCAGTCTGATATTCTTTTCCACCCGGCGCTCGGGTAACACTGCCCGCCAGAACGTCACCCTCTGCCAGGTCTACGACCGATTTCCAGTCGGGCCAGGCCGAATTAGCCACAAGGACCTGGTGCGCGGTGTCACACACAAGAACCATGCCGTCGTCTGTTTCTACGTGAACTAACTGCCCACGTCCCTTGTATATTCTAATGGCAGGAGCCCAGGTATGCCCAGTCCAGACAGTTGCATTCTCAAAGTCTCCGATGCGTCTGTAGCCTTCTCTAGTCAACACACGTGTTGAGCCTGGAAGACATTGGATGGGCATATTGCCGGCCTGTCTCGCAGCCTCAGCCCGGGACTGGCGGCTCGAAGAGTGAATAGTTGCCAGGTATCGCCGGCGGCCAAACATGTCCTCCACGTACCCATGCCGTAGCGCAAACGCGACCAGATCCTGCATGTAAAGCGCGACGTGGTGGTAAAGCCTGAACCACTCGTTGATCAGGGCCTGGCATCTCGGGATGGTCCAGTATTCCGGGTCCAGCCCGATCATCAGTAGCTGCTCCTGGAGCCCCGCAGCCGTAATTCCGTATACCACACCGAACCCCACGCGCTTGGCGGGGTATCGGTGTTTCATGTCGTCTAACTGATCCACCGGCAGCTTGAAGATGTTTGAGGCAGTAATCGCGTGTATGTCCCTGTTATTACGGAAGATGTCCAAGAGCAACGGATCACCAGACTCATGAGACAACATGCGCATTTCGATCTGAGAATTATGACTCACCACACCGTTTTCGAGAACAAAGGTCTCGGTGTTTGCCACTTGAATGTGGTACGTAATCTCGCGTTCACTCGGCCAAAGCAGTGCTCGAACTTTGTGGTTATTTCTTTTGTGAATATGGTAACATGCACCGGAACAGTATTGCGCTTTCCTTGATGGGGGTCTATAGAATGTTTTGCCACAGGACGAGCACGTAGCTGGTTCGCCTTTTCGTTTTCCGTAGTTCGGGTTTCCCTCTCCGCTATAATCTCTCCTTCGTCTCAGTCCATTGCGAAGATTCGCAAGACGTGATTCGTCTGATCGACGGCCTTCTTTTACGGCCTTCCAGTAACGCTGTCCGCCCTGCGCGTAGTTTTCTTCTGCCGGTAAGTATCTCAAGTTGTCTAATCGCCAGTTCCGCACGTCTCCATCGAGATGATCTACGTGATGTCCTTTCGGCCTTTTTCCGAGACCGTAACGCGCCACTAGAATATGCTTGTTGACGTAGTTTCTATTTCCGAACTTCCCGTACCAGGTAGGTACTCGCCGGTGTGTGGGACCGCTTGCTCCGTCGTGGATGTGCATCAACCTGTCGCCGGGTTTAAGATCTTTGGCCTCTTTGAAAGTGCCGTTCAATAACATAAGTCGATGCTCCGGCGTACACCTAACGATGCCCTCATTAAGTACCACAACACACAATTCGCGTTGTCCGGTGCTTTTAGTGGCGACCACTTCCTCAAATGTTAGGGTGATCCCGTCGGGGGTGGACAGGACAAGTTCTCCAGGTTTAATGGCATCAACCCTCTTAATGCCGTGGATAGTTTGCACAGTCTCGTCACCCGGTAGGCATAAATCGTTGGACACGAACACACATCCCTCACTCGGCACGAAACACCTTCGGATTTCCTTCCCATCTTCGCTCCTCGTCGGCTGGTTCATCAGATTTGGTTTGGAGGACGAGTTGTGGAGAGCAACCTCGTTTCCTATGAAGGTATGCGTATCTTCTATTTCAAGATCCCACAACTCCATCTCCGGCCCGGGTTCAACCGACAAGACAACATGATTTACCCCACTGATTCCGCGTTCCTCGTCTTCCAGAGCACGTAAACGGCGTTTGTAGGCTTCGATCGTGGAAAACTTCAAAATTCCCTTACGTCCAAGACCTGTTTCAATGGCCTGTTTATACTCGTCCTTAGTCATCCTGTGGAGTATTTGATGTTCGCGGATGCTTAACACTTTTTGAAGATTGGACGGAGTGTTGTTGTGTTGCCTTTTGTCTTTGTGGTGAATAATAGTTTTTGACGACAGACTCTCTTTATTGACTTGGGAGTAGATAAATCGGTGCTCTTTGATTTGGCCGCCGCCTCGTTGACCGTTGGCGCGATTTCGACTATGAGAAAAGAAACTGAAGTAACCTTCGCCGCGATCAGTGCGCGTCACCATACACAACAGTCTATCGCCGGGTTTAATGGAACCGGCATGTTTCCACATTCCCCCATAAAGACGAATGAGATGTTCCGGGGATACCAGCAGCTCTAGAACAGGAGCATTCTTCCCTACGGCCTGATAGCGTATCTTTACTGTTCGTTTTCTTCCTGTAGATCCGACCCACTTAACTTTGCGAACTGTCAGTTCTCTTTTCCAGTCAAATGAGTAGACATAATCTCCCGTTTTCAATTCCTTAAGTGGAATTCCGTTTGGATAAAGATCCATGTCACGAGGAGCTTCAATCAATGTTTCAGGATCGACGCACAATCTTCCCGTAGCCGTGCCCGTAAGGTTCAGTTTGGTGTGGATCCTCCCGTCCGCAGCGATCCATTTAGGCAGTTTGTTAGTGTAGGTGGTCTGGAGTTTACTGTACTGCCTGTACTTTCGAATCAACGGCACTACCGGATGCTGCGCCACGAGCCGGGCCATCGTCTTGTCGTTCGTAGTAACCTTGTTGTGCTTGAACTTGAATTCCAGTTTAAGCTGGTTGAACAACAGGTCGGCTACCTGCATGGGCGATCGGAGGTTCAGTTTCTTCCCGGCCAGGGCGTAGATCTGTCCTTCCAGCTCGTCCACCTTTGCGCCGAACCTGATCCCCAGGGTCCGGAGAGCGTCGGCGTCCGGCTTGATGCCCCGTTTCATCATGTCCAGGGCCATAGGCACGACCGCCATGTCCATGTGAAACACGTCTTCCATGTCCTGTGCTTCGAGTCGGCTCCACAGCGGTCCGTAGATGCGGATTGTGGCGTCCGGGTCTCTCGCGGCGTATCGGTGCCGGACGTCGGGGTCAATCAGGGACAGATTCCCCTCGGGCATTTCATCCAACAGCTCTTCTACAAAAGACCTGGAGGTCTCGTCGGGGTCCAGTTGGTGCCACCGTTTCCACAACCCGACCTTCTGGATTTTGCCGGACGCATAATCCTTCAACATTCGATCCACGACTTTGATGATATTTTGGGGCTGTTTGTAGTGGATCGTCCCGTCGGGCTTGATCTGCATGACCTTGTCCGGCATAGGCCAGTTGTACTCTTTTAGTCTCATAAGGTAATCAAACGCCAGGTCTGCGGACGCCTCGGCGATGATCTCCTCGTATTCAAGCATCTCCATGCCCCAGTGCCGGAATGCCAGAGTCTTAAGTCCGAGGGGCTCGGACTGGAGAAGGTAGGCCATGATCATCGTGTCCCGCACGTCCGCGGGGAAGATCCCGAGTTTCTCCAGCACCAGCAAGTCGAAAAGACTGTTGTGCATTATCGTGGTGATGCCCGGTTGGGCAACATGACGTGCGATAACCTCAAGACATCTTGTATTATCGGCGTATACGATGTACCCTTGCCCGGGCGCCGCGGAGAACTGGACCATGTAAGGCGTGTTGTTCACGTCGCCATAAGTCTCGGTGTCGATCGCTAGAAGATGCGCTCTGGCAAGACGCGCACTAACCTGATCGGGACTTTCAAGAACACGGTATTCCTCCTTCCCCTTATATACGTCCCAAAAGGAGGAAGGAAGGAGTTTTCCGCGTAAGACAGCTCCGACGGCGGTGAAATCAAGTACACATTTAAGGGCAGAATCGGGAGATCTAAGGCCAGCCGCCGGATGATACACAGGGATGACGATAACTTCGATTCCTGCTTCGCCGTCGATGATCTCGGGGAATGGTATGTGCGTTTTGAAAGGGATGCCATGAACCATCTCCATATTGACAGGGCCTATGAGATTTTCAGTGGCTGCCACGCCCATAGTCACGATGACTCGGGGCTTGATAGCAGCGATCTCCTGGACAAGAAAGGGCCAACAAGCGTCTAGTTCTTCTTTGGAAGGTCCCCGGTTGTTCGGGGTGTGACATTTGCAGGAGTTGGAAATGTAGACGTTCTCCCGAGCGAGGCCGATGATGCCCAGAAGCCGCTCAAGTTCCATGCCGGCAGGAGCCTCGAAGTAGAAGGGAGTGCCGTGCTCGTCCTCCATTTCCCCAGGATCCTGGCCGATGAACATAACCCGGGCAGACGGGTGGCCTTCCCCCCAGACTATCTTGTTTCTGGTGCGTGAAAGGCCACACTCTTTACAATCGTTGGCGAGGATCATCAGTTTCGAGCCAGCCAATCTACTAAGGTGATGGTAGGAGTCCCGGGAGCTGGGGCTTCAACGACGGTCTGGTTTATCTTGTTCTCCGTCGTTCGCGCACGGTCCACGTAAACGGTGAACATAGCTTGCGGCAACGACTCATTAGACGCCTTGGCGCTGCCCCACCCAAACCCGCCCGACGGAGCAATCGCGATCGTGTCATCGTGACCGAACAGACTGGCGCCGCCTCCTATTCCGACCCCTACGCTGGAGCCCTCCGACGTGACCTTAAAGTCCGTCTCGGACTTGACTATCCTGGTGCCTCCGAGCCGAAGGGCCTCGCGGATAGCCACAGCCTCGCACGCTATCATGTCCGCGCCTGTGCTCACCACGTAGATAGTGGCGAGATAATGACCAGCCGGGGCAGCAGCGAGGTCGATTTCAGTAGACTCTCCAGCGTCTCGAATAGCCCGAACGCTCACGTCAGCCTTGGCTCCGAAGAGCTCGGACAGCATAACGGAAACCTCGGCGTCGGTGATTGACTTGAGATAGGTCCACAAAGACCCCTTGGTCTTGATAGATCCAGACCGGGCCGCGGTAAGTTTGGGGTCAACCATGGGCACCGGGATCGGGTTGATCAGATCCCGTTTGTCCTCGTAGGTCTGCGTGATTTCGGTAGTCTGCTTGTTGCCGTCGTTGGTATTGTTGTTGCCCTGGGATTGTCCCTGGACCGCGACGGCATTCTGAGTCTGTTTCTGGTCCTGGATCTGATTCTGAAACTGCCCCTGGACATTGGTGTTCACGTTCTTGTTCACGTTCTTGTTCTGATTCTTGACCGTCACAGCGCCTTTCTCGATCGTGGCATTTCCGCCCTTCCCGATACCGATCCCGACTCCTACTCCCGTGCCGCCTTTTCCGCCCTGGTTTATGGTGGTGGGGGTGGGGGCGGGACAGCACTTGGTGGTTTTGTCGTTTCCGGTGGCAAAGGCCGAGGTAGTCATGAGCAACAGCAGCGTTACCAGCATCACGAAAATCTTTCGCATAGTCCCATTCTCCTTTTGGTCTTGGTCAAGGGTTAGTAATTGGCCGGGCCATCCACCCGGGGGTAGACATCTCCGACTACTTAATCAATAACGACGCGCCGTTTTGTTCTCTCCCTGAGCTCATTTCGTTGCTGCGCCTCCAAGTCAATGATTTTGGTGTTCATGGACGCCCGAACCTGACCCGGGGCCTTAACGGACCCTTCACACGAATCGAAAATGCGCCGGGCATCGTCGTAGAGTAAGCCTCCAGCGACTTCAGTCTTTCCGTCTTTTGAAAGCACCCACCAGTTTGCCGGCGCGTACCCTTTTCCCCGCACCAGGCGATAATGATGACCTCTGATCTCGGTATATCCGTTTTCCATGACGTGCCTCCGTTTTGAATAAGATAATCATTCTCGCGGAAATGTCAAGGGGTCTTCACAACAATCTTTCCAGTGTCGGCGTCCACGACTTGAAACCAGTCGAAATTTGAATGGGTGCCCAGGTAAGTCAGAGCATCTGAGACTTCGTCGAACGAGGTAATAAAGTCTTCCCATCCACCGAGCGGGTAATACTGTCTTCCATAAAATAACAGGTATCGTTTAGTCATTTTCTGTGCAGCCTTTCATGGATTTGTTTCGCGAGCACCTTCCCAATCCCTTCCACCAGGATCAGATCCTCCGGAGTGGCGCTCATAATGTCTTCCATGGTGGGAAATTGCCTCACCAGGTTTCCGGCGCGGTCCCATCCAACCCCCGGGAGCTCTTTTAGCATCTTCTGCTCCACGGTAGGACGAGCAAGCACCGCGTGTTTAGGCATGGCCGGACCTTGTGAGAAGTTCAGGTGCGACTTGTGCTCGTGGTACGGCTTTTGCCACCAGAAGTAGGTGTACCGTATCCACTCCGCGGTGAGATCAATACCCGACGTGAACCACAGTTTCACCCCGGTGATAACGGACAGGCTGTTCAGGTAGTTCGCGATCTCTCTATACCCGAAGGTTTTGCCCGGCCTACTCTTGCCCGACAAAGGTCTCCACCCGTGATTCTCGGCGACTTCCACCGTGTTGTCCTTTACTCTCCACACCCCGTCTACCACTATATAGACGACGTGATACCACTCCAGAAGACCTATGAGCTGGTGCCCTGAGAGTCGCCCGGAGATGATGCTGTTCGCCAGGTCCCGGATACCCTTTCGTTCTATTCCTATCGAAAGGATCTGATCGTCTGGCCCGTAGCCGGCGAAAGCCACGTCGCCATACCGCAGCTCTGTGACTTCCACCGGCATCTTCAGATACTTCACTAACTCCTTCGACCCGACGCGGGGGTCCACGAACAGGGGAAAGTTAGTTTCAGGCATTGGGGGCTCCTGTTATAGACACCACGTTAGTAGAGGGTTTCTCTTCTTCCAGCTCTTCTACGTGAATCGTCGCAATCAACGACAAGTTGATGTGTCTGGACATCCCAGTTTCGTACTGGAACAGGGCCAAAAATCCGTCGTGAAAGTCCACCATTTCCACCCTTTCGTGGGTGGTGAAAGTACCGTCTATATACCAAACTTTCACGGTGTATCTCGGACCTGGACTTCCGATCGTCTTCATAGCTCACCTCCTACGTAAACATTTCAGGCACGGTGCCCTCGATAATGGTTGCCGCCACAAACGGAAACGTCGCCATGGGGCCGGTCAGGATCATCCCATTCGCCGCTGGATTATGCCGGGACTCGTGAATCTTCACCCCAAACGCTCCTTTTTCCAGGATCGTCTCGCCGTCGTCCATCGTCATCTCCTTATCGACCCGAAAAGGATGAAGCACCGCCTGAACGATGTAAGGCGTATCGCTGAACCCGGTCATCTCGTACTGGCCGGTGCGTTTGTCGTTCACGTACTCGGCTTTCATCTTCTGTACGAGAATGAGATTCTTGTCGGTGTCATACGCCTTTTTGAGAAATCTTCTGAACTCGGCGTTGACCCCGGTGTAATGGTGCGGCATGACCTGAGTGATCTTCCCGAAATAGGCCAGCCTTACGATTTCCCATATCTCGGAGGCCGTATCAAATACAATAGTCCGAATCGCCGCGTTCCCGAGCACCATATCAAATGCGTCGTCCAGATCGTCCCACACTTTCCCCGCCTCTTTCTCCACGTTCTTGGACTGGGGGTCAGGCAGAGGGATATTATACACGAGGATCTTCTTGCCCTGAACCAAAAACTTATGCACCACTCCTTCAAGCCCGATGTCCGCGTTAAAGTGCGCAATAGGACCCGGTGCGGTCAAACTGAGGTGGGTCTTGCCCTGTTTCTCCCGGGCCGCAATAGCACAGATCAACCGTGCTGTGATTGCGGAGCTCGCCTCGACGAACTTCCCGCCTTTCAGTAGCGTCTCCAGTGTCATGTTTTGCGATGCCATTATAGTGCGTCCTCCCCTAAAGATTGTTTGTAATCCATAAACCCTTTCTCCAGCATCTCGTCGCGATGGGACAAAATCATGCGCCAGTTTTCCAGGAGCTCCTTATCCGTGAATCGCATACCGAAAACCATTGGGATGGGTCCGCTGCCCCGATAGTCCCCGTTCAGATAAAGCACCTTCACCACGGTGACGTCCACTCCAAGCATGTAACAGTACGACTTAAACTGCGTCATCCAGTACCAGATGTCCGGCGGCTCCTTTTTGACGCTGCGCCACGTAGCCTTGTACTCCACGTTATACAGAGGAGTGCCCCAGAAGGGATCATCGGCATCGATGCCGTCGGGCGACCCTACGATGTTATCCTTCTCGACTTCTCCAATCCGGGCAGCATACCGGGATCCTTCCACCAGGGACATGAAATCCTCCCACAAAAACCCGGCTTCCGCCGCGGCGACCATGTTCCAGCTCACTTTGTTTTTGGGGCCGAACTGCATCTTATACTCAATGAATTTGGCGATGTCCGAGAGATGAAGTTTCCCGGTGTCATTGGCCTTTGTTCTCGGGAGCCCGGAGCCTTTAATGGTCCAGGACATTTCCTGCCGAATTATTTCCATACTATTCCCGCCTTTCGAAGGTCCTGAGCCAGCTTGTTTCGTACCGGCATGACGGCGTGCGCCGATTCGACCAGTAGTGTTTTCATCCGTTCGACTTCTCCGCGAAGTTCCTCGGGCATCGTCGGGGATTCTCGCAGCGCGTCGGTCAGGCCTTGGGTCAGATGGTTGACGTAGTCGGTCCACTGATACGCTGGCGTCTGACCGATCCGCACCAAATGAGTCACCAAAGGTCCGGGTTCGGAGTACGCGACGGCCCAAATCAATGCTAAGGTGTCGTGGATATACGCGATTTGAAGAAGAAGGGTGGTGCGGAGATGCTGGAGCTCTCCATGCTTAAAGTCGGGCTCGGCCACGAGTTTGGTCTGAAACTCAAGCAGCCCGGCGAGCTCATTAGTGAGAGACGATACAGTGTCAAGAGCAAGAGCCGAGGCTCGCCGTTTTTGACTCGGCCAGAAAAGGAGTCCGACGCCCAGTATCACCAATGTCGCGAAGAAAAGAGTCCAGAACATCAGTCAACTACCTCCAGGTTCACGTCCACTATCTTTCCGCCGCGCACGAGGACCACTGCAAACCCCAACTCAATGGGCGGGTATTCATTCTCTTCTACGTAAGATGATCTCGCGCCTTCGAGGGGTTTGGTGACATCAAAGTTCACCAGGTCGTCGCCGTACTTTCTAAAAAACGCGCCGACGTTGATATACCACCGGAGATCCGGGTGAATGTACTGGCTGCCGGTCGGGTCCGCGGAGGTGTACTCTTGTTGAATACGCCGCCCGTCATCCACAAGATAGAGCTGGGTTTGCGGAGGCAAAGTGAAGAGATGATGCGTATGCCCCTTAGTCATCAGAATAACGTCGCCGGCCTCATTCTTGAGGTGCCGTTTGAGGGCGAGCTGCATGTTGGAATTCTGGCGCACTACGTCGTCAGCGGCGGACTTCACCTGCCGACGCCCATGAATGGCGTACTGTTTGAACAGAAGCATTTTCTTGGGGGTATCCCAAGACATTGTGCTCGGGAGCTCGGAGAAGTAAGAGATCTTCGCTGCCATGGTGCCATACGTGACCCCGAGCATGTGGCACACCCAGGCGGTAATGTCTCCCCATCGCGCCTGGAGTTTCCTCTCGTGGTTGCCCTGTAGCACGGTGATCAGTTTGTCTTTTACGGGTGTCAGTTTCTCTACCGCCTTGAACATCTGAGGGATAATCCCGCCCGGTTCGGAGCCGGTGATCGTAAAGTGCGGGTCATCAATGAGTTTGCCTTCGATCATATCCCCGTGATGAACCCCGAAATTGGCAGACGCGGGGAGCCCGTCGTAGGAAGAGTTGATCATCTCCACAAACTGATTCCATCCACTCTTGTGGGTGAAGGTGCTGCCCCAGTGGGTACACGAAAACTGAAACAGGTTAGCGTCCAACGGTATCGTTTTTTCTATGAGTCTCATTCAATACCTCCCTAAGCATTACCGTGTCCATCGAGTGCCAGGTCCCGGCGACCCCTCCAGTCCTACATCCGTCACACCATACTCCCTCTTCCGGCTCTAGATTGACGCCACAATGCGGACACAGGCCCTGGCTTTTGCGACGGTTGTATAGTCGCTCCATTCTAATTCTGGTCCTATCCAGGTGCCGGGCGTGCCAGGCTAGTTGAGCCTTTTGACACACGGCACAGTAGGACAGACCAGGAAGAGGAGGTCGTGCCCCGCAGTTGGGGCACAGACCTCGTTCTATGAACAATTTGCGAACGCGGGCTTGGGGCATACTACCTCACTATCCCACCGAGATAATCCCGTCGTCAGCAAGGGTAAATCCGGCGCTCTTGATCCAGTCGTCCCGGAACAAGCATCCCATGATCTTGTTCTTGTCGGGATCGGTCCCGGGGATCTCGTTGAACCCCTTGGCCGGAACGTCCTTCTTGGCGATCTTCCCGCCCCCGGCTATCAGAAGCCGCATGAGGACGTCTTTCGCCTTGGTGTCAACGTCACCGCCTGTAGAGGCCTGGGGCTCGGACTTGGGAGCGGCGTCTTTTGCCTTACCCTTCCCGGCCTTCTTGTTGGCCCCTTCACCCTCCCACGGCAGGGCAATGATCTTGGATACGCAAAGGACCTTGTTGTCCTTCTCGTATTCCTTGCCGTCTCTACCGCGCCGGGTGGTGTCCTGGGAAAGCCCCGGGCGTTTGGGGGCGTCCTTACGGATCATGTGAGCCTTGAGGCCCTCCAGCACAAAGACGTTGCCGTCATTGAGCCGTTCCCGGGGGAATCCCGCCTCGTCCAGCGATGTCAACAGCATGTAGACGTTGCTCGCCTTCCGGAGCTCGGAGTCCTTGCCGACCGGGATCAGCATTGACCCGTCTTCGCTGGGCTCCCAGTTCTCCGCAGACCCGCAGGACCACCGTTGGCGGTAGGGCTTGTCGTTCGGTCCCTCGGTGCCAGTCACAAGGTCCACTCCCAGACAGGGGGCCTTGTCGGACTTGCCGTCGTAGTCGTACATTTCGAATCTCACGTTCTTCCAGGTAACGTCAACGTCATCCAGAAGACCCCCCGAAATAAAGTCAAGGGGGTTAAGTGATGCGCCTTTTTTGGTGTTGTCGGCCATAGATTTTCCTCCTATAGCGTGAATAGGGTTAACGATTGAAGGTCAACGCGCACGTTCGTCCTTCTCCATTTCCGGCATTGATGTTTGATCCTCCACCTCCTTTCTCAAAGTAAGGTCGCCTATAGGACGCCAATAGCATTTTTCATCCAGATAGTACAGGCCGGCCTCGGTCTCTTTAATGGGAATGTTGAAGTCGTCGGAAGATTTCTTTGGAGTTATCGCGTCACCAGCCAGTGTCCCTCCGAAGACCTTCACTTCCTGTAATTGCGGGAAAAAGTTGATGTGGTCCGGCACGAGCTCGTTCAGGATGAACATGTAATTCCTGATGTCCATAAACCGCCCTTCCAGCCCCTCTCCCGATTCCTGCTTTCCGGACTTGGCGAAGGTGATCACGCTTAGGACATGCTTGAGCGCGTAGACCAGAGCCACAGTAAAGGGCGTGACGGGGCATCCAGTCAACAAGTCCGCAATGATGCGGAAGTTGGAATAGGCGTCCAGGTCCGCACGCCCGGCGGTGTAGTCGTGGCCCTTATTCAGCAGCAAGGATCGTTCCTTGTCCACCATGTCCTCCCACGCGATCTGCCTTTCGTTCACGGTCGGCTTCTTGATCTCCATTTAATCCTCCTTCCTGATGAAATCGGCTTCTTCCGGAGTGACCAGCCTATATGCGTTGTCGAATACCGCCTTTGGGGACCAGGACACATACCCATCCGGATAGACAACACGATAGCCGAGTTCCACCATGTCTCCCTCAAGCCGTGCGTCAGGCTCGGCCTGAACAATTTTGGTGCCTACGTAAGTACGAAGCATCACAATCACCTCCTTTCATTCCGGTGTCACGGACCAGCCGCACAACGTGGCTTTCGGAAACGTGGCGACTTTATTCTTGCCGTCCGACATTGCGGCATACTTGAATTGTAGAACACTCTCGTTGTCGCACACAATCTCTACGTTCCTAAACGTGTATGTGCACCCGGTCGGTGTAAAGATACACAAAATACTGTACTTCATGTCGATCCCCTCCTTCCTATTCATTTCGTGCGATGGATGCGTTAGCCCAAAACACTACCTCGTCCAGCTTAGTTAAAGCCACCGATTGCTCACGCGAGTCAGGACAAACATCGGAGATCAGATACGCGAGTTCTTTTGCACTACGACGAATTCGTTCATACACAACCGGCTGCCCTTCCTTGGGTGGATGATACGTAAACCGCTTCTCCAGAAAGTCTTTGATCATGTTGATTATCTCCTTCCTAATCTTGTTGGGGGTTCGGGCGGAAATATCCGCGACGTTACTGATTCCAAAAACCACTGCGGGGCAAACCTCCGGTGCAATCGCAGAAACCATTTGATATTATCGTCGATGATGAAGTTCTCGCACTGGTCATCCTTCGACCGACTCCCACGCCCACACGCCTGAACGATCTGTTGCATCGCTATGTAAGGCGCGTACTCTTCATCGGCCTCGCACCGGGCTTTGGTAATTGCATTTCGGGTATCGGGGTAAGGCACCTTGCCCAGAATCTGATACTCGCACTCTTCATAGGGGAAGTCCCATCCCGTTGTGACAGACGGGGAGACAAACACCCTCGGAGCCGCAGATTCTTTGAATTGACGCACCATCTCTAGCAGGTCCCGGCGATGATGTGACAGCATGAGATCCCGATGTTTTGAGTGTGCCATAACGAAATCACGCCGGGCATAAGAAGTCGTGTGGATGATCCCCTTCCGATCCTGCCGGTCTGCCACGATCCGGTCAATAGTCACCAGCCATTCTTTAAGATCCTCGTTGCTGGACTTGGCGTTCATCCGGGCGCCATTGACGTGATACACAAGCCGGCTCTCCACGGGAAAGGAGTGCGGGTATTCGTCAATGGTACAGTTCTCTTCCGTGACCCCCAGCATGTCAGCCGTCTTGAAGTTAACGGACCCGGAGGTGATCAGAACCTTTGCCGAGTTCAGGAAAAGCAGAGACTGGCACCTGTCCTTGACCATGATCGGAGCAAATTGAATCTCGAAAGGGGTCACATTAAACACCCACTCGTTCAGCTTCATGCTTGCCAAGCCCGCGAGGTCCGAAGTGAGCTGCTTTAGTTTCCGAAGTTTCCGTAGACTGTATTCGTTTGGTCCGTCCGACTTGATGTCAGACTCCAGCGCCAGACGGTCACTGTTAAAGTTCTCGAAGTTCAGGCGTGCCCATTTAATCCAATCAGTGAGTTTGACATGCTCCGGGTATGGAGGAAGGATCTTTTGCAGGATTTCGTCGTCTCGTTTGAGGGTAACGGTCAAAAAAGATGCGACTTGCTCGGGCGCGTCATGGCCCTCGTCGCACACCAGCAGCTTGGGCATCCCAATGCCTTCGCCGTATTTGTTGCAGTATAGCCAAAAGGCGTAGTTCGTCACCACCAGGCGGGAGTTCTGGGCGCGCCGGATAGCCTCGTAGTACGGGCACTCTCCGGACCCGCGCATACTACAGGACATCCCGAAGTTACAGATTCCTTGATCGCACGTGGTCCGGTCCCGGGACTCGGGGCAGCGGTAGGCGTTCTTGCCGCGCACGTCTACCATCCCGATTTCCTCAAAGTCCCGCATGAGCTGGGACTGGAGTCCTTTTGTGGAGGTCAGTATGACAGTCTTCCCGCCCAGTATATTACCAGCGGAGATATACACGAGACTCTTTCCGAATCCCGTGGGACAGATGGACAGGATAGTTCTCTTGTCGTTGCCCACGATCTTGTAAATAGCCTCAGCCTGGTTCTCGCGCCACTCAGTATACCGGGCAGGGAGGCCGACAGCCTCCGGCGGTGGTAAGACATTTTGCATCCCTTCTCCCAGTTTCAGCCCTGTTCCTCGATGGCAGCGTCGTGGCCTTCACTATACGCCCGGTCCACGGCACGCTGACGGCACTTAGGACACGGCACTACGTCAATCGTGCCGTGATCCTCCACCTGGCGAAATATCGCCAAATACTCTCCGCATTCCGCACAGTATACGAAAACGGTGATCATTCCATCTCCCCGTTAAAGTTCATAAGGCTCGCAGTAGGCATGTTCTCCAACAGCCGTTTGTTCTTCTCCTTCATCGTCTTTCCGTACTTGTCTCTCCAGTATCCTTCAGGCATGGTGTCCACCAATCTCAGGCTCTCCAGAAGCAGCTTTCGTGCCGCCACTTCGTCTCCTTCATCCACTAGAGCGTCGATCTGTTTGGTGAGTCGCGCTATGTACTCCGTAAACTCCATTCGAAACTCGGCATCCCGCAGCAACGCATTCATAGCATCCAGAGCGCCGGTGACACTGTTAACAGGTCTGTGAATCTTCTCCAACCAGTGAATGTGCCGGACCACCGCGTGCCTGATAAAGTCCCCTCGCGTCCGGTAGGGAAACTTCCTGCACTGGAGGAGGATGTCCATGGTTTGAACGTGCATCGGTTGCATGTTTGCCCACACGCGGCTTGTGTGCCCCTTGCTGTCCGTTCCTGACACCCGGAACTGCGCGGGGTCCAAGTCGCCGGGAAACTCCAATACGTTATCGTTCCGATCTCGTTCGGCCATAATTCCTCGCTTTCTAAAAGATAACCATTCCGTCCCAAAAGTCAAGAGGCTGGAGTGTTTTTTCTTCCCAAAAGTCGTCGGCGCCGGGTCAAGGCGTGCCGGTCGGCTACGGGGAGATCGTCTTTGTCCAGGAACTTGTTCAGGAGATAGGATTCGTCCACCACCCCGGACTTGCGCGCCCGGAGGAACTCTTCCATGGTTTGCGAATGCCGACGGGAAGGCCGAGACTCCTTCTTCAATCGACGGATCTCGGCCAAGCGGTTACGGCCCTCGCGTTCAAGGGATTTCAGTTGTTGTAGGATCTCCTTCTCCATAGAGTCCTTACTTAGACTTGCCGTTCAACTGCCGGTTGAGCACGTCCTGCGCAGTCTGGTCGTTCAGGATCCCGCCATTGCTTTTTGCCAGAGCCGGGATGGAAAACTCAACGCCCGGGGCGGAATCCGCCTTCACGAAAATTCGCTCTGTTGTTTTGTCTACCATGATAGTGACAGTCCGAGCGTTGACTCCACTACTGAAGTAGATCGCCTGGTCTAGCATGACACCCTCGCGGTTACTTTTTCCCGTTCGCGAGGACTTGTGTCTTTATCGCGGACCCTCGGGAGCTCCCGAAGAAGTACCCTATCACCGTAGAAAACGCGCTCACGAGCCCGCCGAACAGCATGAACACCACCTCGTTCTGCCCCTGGGGAAGCGGGAGCTGCATAAGGAGCCCTGTTAGTGCAAAGAATCCAATGATCACCACCCAGGCCAAGACGTACAAGTTAGCATCCACTTTTCCAGTGGCAGCCACGACTGCTTTCTCCCGGGCACGGGCCGAGTCCGTATCGGCAAACTCAGCGCGTTGAAGATCCAGCTCCAGCCTAGACTGCTCCAAAACGAGCTCCTGCAATCTAATCTTGTGCCTGGACTCTATCTCCGCTAGCTTGACCGCAGCGGCGGGGTCCGTTGTAAGCATTTGACTGATCTTTTCCGGAGTGGTTTCCGTCGGTGTCAACCCGAACGCCGAGGCGATCAACGACACCACTCCCCCCACAGCCCCTCCGACAGGGCCGCCCAATATCGTGCCTAAAATAGGGGCAGCTTTAGCCACTGTCCCCGCTACGTCTTTCCAATCCATAGGAACTCCGAAGTATCAAAGATTAGTGCGATTTGAGATAATTACTCCAAACACGAGTTTGTACAGACGCACCACGGCGTCGTAGAATGCTTGGTCAATTTTGTGGTCCGGAACGTACTCTCCGCCATTCGACTCGGCGTAGATCATGAACCTTAACACTCCATTCTCCAGATAGTTATACATGATGGGCACTTCAATCCCCGGAGCAAGAACCACCAAAGCGTGGGTAATGGAAGGCTGGGGGTCGCCACACTTCGCGAAAATCCAAAGGCACCCAACCCTGGAATCCTGCCGAACCTCCGTGACAGTCCAGGACGCGGTCAGGATCGTTTCCCAATTCCAGCACCCCTCTGCGGTCGGCGGGAATTTGGCGGTGGGCTCTGTGCAGCCGTGCGGAGGCAGGACCAAGAGCAGAATCGCGAGAAGCAGGATCGCCAGGAATAACGCTATGAGGTTCTTGCGCGGGTTTGACATGGTATGCTCCAGTTGATTTAAGTGGGATTAGGCACTCATTGGGGATTCATGCCGGGCCTCCCGTAACGGCAGCACCTCGCCCTTGTCTTCTTCCACGAAAACGAAGATCAGGTTCATGACCTGGGTGTTCAACGCGCCCTCGGGCAGGTCTTTCATCGCCAGCATCCGGAGGTCAAAGTCCTCTTCTTTCCGGAGCAAGTTCGCGAAGTCCTCCTGGTGCAACTGAAATCCCGTCAGGACAGCTCGATATTCCGCGTCCAGGGCCTCCCGTGCCTCAATATAGGCCGCTTGTTTTTCCGGAGGAATAATCCGGGTCAGCGTGGTCCCGTCGCCGGACATCCGAGTGACAGGTTTGCCATCCTTGTCCACGGCAAACTTCCGCAAGAGATCGTCCACTTTAGTCCGGTATTCCTTGAGCTCGGGGTGGTTCTTGTCATACTGTTGCGATGCTTCCTGGAGAGCCTCAATGTGGGGTTTCAAAAGCGCCCGGTTTTTCGCGATGATGTAGGTGAACTTGGCGTTGCCCGGCACGTTTAACTGGGTGAGGGCGTTGAACAGATTCATAGCTTCAGCGTTCGTGATTTTGATTTTCATGTCCTTCTCCTTAAGGGGTTTTTGTTCGCTGGATAAAAGATAATCACTGTCGCAGAAATGTCAAGGCCCGGGATCGAATTTATTTACTATCCCCTCGGACTCCCCACAGTGTCAGACCCCGCACTCCGAAAGCGCCTTGCCAAACATCAACCGCTCCAGCATCACAATAATCCGATGCTCCTCTTCGGCCCCGAGCTCCATGTACTCTTGTTTGACCATACGCACGAGCGGAGCAAACCAGATGTGGCAGCACTCGTGAAAGGCCGCCATCTCAAGAAGTTTCTTTGTGGGTTTGATAGGCCACGTCACGCCGAGGCAGACATTCGCCACCATAGTCTCGTAGTCAAACAAAACCCATGCGGTGGTGCATCTCCGTTCTTCCTCGTCGTCATCGTCGTCATCGTCGTCTTTGTGTTGCACAAAAATGGACCAGTGTGTGAGGCCCATCAATGCTTGCCATTTCTCTATGTTTCGCGCAAAGACCTTGAAATCCGCAGCCGTAGTGGTGTACTCTTCGAGACAAGTCACATCCATGGCGCACCTATTATTTGTGTTCTGTCAGGACCTCGCGCATGATTTGTTTCATCATCACAGTGTCCGGCAGCTTGTCGATCCGTTCTTCCATCTTGACCACTTTCTCGCTCAGGATGTGGTGCTCTTGTTTGTCAACGTACACCAGCGGCGCCCGGATATAAAATGCGTAGAGCGCAAGGCAAGCCAGGAGCGCGGGCAATCCAAACACCGCGACCACCCACTTCACGCTGGTAATTGACACTTTTTTTGTCAAGAGAGCCATCATTCCGGGTTGTTCCTTGCTGCCAAACACAGCGCCGTGAACATCGCTGACTTGGGTGGCTATGGATTCCATTTTGGCGCTGCATAAAGCCTGTACGCCCGCACAGTAGGTGGAGTCGTAGTCTTCAGGTGGTGTTGCTGCGTTAACTCTGATCGGGGGCATTGGAGATCTCCTAGTTACGATTCCGTTGACGATGTACATTGATCGCTGTTACTTACGAAACGCCCAAGGTTATCTTCATTCCGGCACTGAGACAGGGAGACGCTGTTCCGAGACTGAAGCTTCCACCGGCTGCACTGGTGAATAATGGATCACCGCTTGTCGCCCAGTTGTCTTTATGTGCGGCTACCGTTTCCTCTACTAAGTCCCACATATCCGTCACGTTGTTTCCTGCGTGGTTGTAGGCGAAGAAGTTTATATCTGTCTGCGTGGTCCACTTGAAGCCATCGGTTGCAGTGTCTATAATGTTGTTTATAAAGACGTGGAATCCAGTAGTTCCACTGACACCGATTGGACAATTGTATATGGTATTGCCAAAGACTGTACCGCCAATATCCGCAGTTTCTGCTATACCGGCAGTCGAACAGGTATCTGCGATGCAGAACAAAATTAAGTTAGAAGCATTCATATTAATACCAGTCACAGAGTCATGGGCATAACAGAAAATCGCTTTAGCTGCTGATCCAAGACTTAGTGCAATCCCATTATCAGATATACACTCCGAGTTAATTATAAAAGAGTTTGTTATTGTGCAGGCCGTTCTGCCAGCCGTACCGGAAGTATTGCGGAAATAGCAATTATACACCACTGCATAGTTTCCGGCTACAAGCCCTGTAGCTGCGGTTCCAGTAAATCTACAGTTGAAAATCTTGAAATAATCTCCTGTCGTAAATGTATAAGCTCCAAGCGCAAATAATGGCCTATCATCCCCGCTTCCCCAGCGTGATAGTGGAGGAGGCTCCTCAGTGGTCGCCGCTACGACCCCTATGATGGAGATAGGCCCAACAGCCGTTCCATCCTTCGCACTCGCATCATACGCACTATCCAGCGTATACGTCCCTGCCTGGACATAGTAAATATCCCCCGCTTCCGCATTGGCCTCCAGGTCCGCTTCGAACTCCGCCTCACCCATTGCACTTGCCCAAGCTGCACCGTCCTTGGCCCCTGCCCCTGCCGGTGTCACATACATTGTTGCCGCTGCCATTATGCCTACCTCCAATAAGCCGCATCTTCAAGGGCCTTGATCTGACCCTGAAGATCAGCTTCGAGTTGCTGTCTTTTTGCCTCGGTCACAGAAACACCGCTCTCCTTGGCCGGAATTGCTGCCGCAGAAGTAGACAACCCCAGTTTTATGAACTGTGCTTTATTCAGAGGCTCTATCGGATTCAAACTGTCGTCAACCAGCCAGTCTTCTCCATCTTTCTGCGCCTGAATCTGTCTATTGATCCCACCCTCCATTGTGCAGGTTCCCGGAAGCGTGACATTATCCAGGTTGCATTTCACGAACTTCACGTTCTTGATTCCTGCCGGAAAGATGGAAGTCTTAGGATTTTGCTGGGCGAAACACGACCCAATAACCTCAGTCTCATTCCACTCTTTTGGATCGGTAGTGATCAGCGTCATCCCGGTAAAATCCTTGTATGAATACTTTTCGTTCATTGCCATACTGCGTCCTCCTACACAAGCCGTGCTTGCCACACGCCCTGATCGTCATTACCATACGCGCCCTGTGCCATCATTGCGGTTAGGACTTGAGTTGTCGCGTCGATGTACGTGACGCCTCCGTTGATGATAATGTAATCATCATCGTCCCCAGACCCGTTGATTATAGCTACCGCGCTGACGTCCAGCAAGGCGTTTGCGGCACCATTAATAGCCAGCATCAGTGACCCCCTTCCTGGTTATTCTTTCTCGCGAGCGTAAACCGTGAGACCCCAGGTTCTGCTGTTTGTGTTTGCCCAGGTGAACTTTGCTACGTCTTTGCCGGACATTGGAAACGGAATATCGAGCATGTAGACTATGTCCTGCACAGCGTTCATGTCCTTGGTGTACAGGTTCGTGTCGTAATGCGTCCCCGCGTCCGCGTCACGACTAAGCACCAGATTTTCACTGGTGGCCGAGGCCGCGCTCAGATGCAGGTCAAATCCCAAGAGCAGCCAGTCCACCGGATACCACACACCGCAAAACCATAGCTCCGTCCCAGCCGGAGTCAAAGCCGCGTAGGGCTGATTCGGCGCCAGCTTTATTGTAATGGTGTTTGTGGCTACTGCGTGAATGCTCCTCAACCCGTTGTAGTCGTTGTTTGCCAGGTTCTGAAAGAATATATCACTCCCGGCGAGCAGCCCATGCGCGTTCGACGTGAACACAGCCGCCCGAAGATCGGATCCGGAAGACCCGTTGGTCAACGCGGAGTTCCCGATCGTTCCATTTAGTGTTTTCGCTCCTTTGAATCTGAAAATGTCAAACCTTGTGTCGTCTCTCATTGCTACTCTCCTGTTGGTTACATAGATAGTTAGTTAGTAAGATAGTTACCAAGTAACTATCTTCGAAATGATTTTACCTTTGCGATGTTTCCCGCTCCAAAAGTTCCTGTAGACTGAGCGGAGGGTACGGAGAGCCCGGCTCCGCAGGGTTCGGCTTTTCCACCGGAGGAGGAGACGCAAGACCCGTCACGTCCTGGTAGTTGAGCGCATTCTTTTCCATCATCAATTTCAGAACGGCAAACTTCTCCGCGTTAGTTCCCGCCGAGACCCACTCTTCGAAGTAAACCATCCCGTACTTGCGTGCCAACGCGAGCATCATTTGCCGCGTAACGACGTCAGGTTTCTGCGCCAGTGCCAGCATCTGATCCGCGTTTGGCATTTCGCCGTCCACAATGGCATACGCCGCCTCCCGCGCATCCAGAATGCCCCTGGCGTTTTCCTGTTTGATCTTTTTCTTTTCCCGGAGAATAGCCTCACGGGTCCCATAATCACTGACTTTCAGAAATCGGCCCAGGATATTACTGACTACGGGTTCGTCCGGGAGCTCCACGACGAAGTCCGCGACCTTGCTGGAAATAGGAAACCCGAGAACACTCTCTAATTCTTCGGCTATTTTCTCTACCTTGTCATGTTTGAACTTATAAACTACGCTGGCCCCCATTTTGGTCGCAAGGTGCTGTAAAAACTGGCGATGTGCCCTCCACCCTCCAGCGGCAAACTCCAGCTCTCCAATCGCGTGCCGACCGTAGAAATGGTCGTAAGGGTTCAATCCTGAAGCATATTCCAGGACATCCGTCACGATGCTTATGCCCGGAGACATTGTCGGAGCCTGACCCGCCATATAATCAAAGAGTGCCGTGCCCTGGTTAGCAATCCCCAGCTCCGGGGCGCGGAGGATTTTCCAGAAGATGCCTGTAAGGAATCGTGAAGTTTCGTCAAGAGGTACACGCCAATAGACAGACTTACCACTTTCAGTACGCCCAAGAGGAATAATGACGTAATTAGTGAGGTCATACTCGGACACTCCGTCAAAGATCTCCTTGATTGCCGGACCAAGAAGCCCGATTAACCCTCCCCACATCAGAAGTTTGGGAAGGAAGACTAATGCAGCTTTCTTAATCAGGAATTCGCCAGGATTCTCCTTAAAGGCCTCAACATCGCCACGATAACCTTCCTTCATGGCATTTGAGAACAGGAGGATATTGTTGTACAGTTGTTGCTCGCGTCCAGCCCGGAGAAAGTCCGGGGACCCGCCGCGGGTGCGCACGATGTGCCCTATGACTTCCAACGGCATATCGGGGAATTTCTCGGTCAGGTAAGTGTAAGTCCCGACCTTTGTGGTGCGCTCCAGCGCCCGCCCCACCCCGCTAAAGTACCACTCGGCCAACCGCGCCCGGTTTGAAATGTAGTTGAATAGATGACCAAAAGGCGTCAAGAAGTGCTTTTTGTAAACCTGATGGGGCTTAAAGTGGTACATTCGCATAAGCCGTTCGAGCTGTTCGTCCTCTTCGTTGAGACCATGGTAGTCTCCCACGGAAACCAGCATATTGCCCCGCTGCATTTCCTGAATGGTCTCGTCAGAGATCCCGAACACGGACCGGAACGCCGGCTTGAGGCCTTTGACCCAGTGCTTGGCGAACTGGTCCACCCGATACCCGGGCAACGCCATAAACATTCTCTGCGCGTCCCGGAAGAACGCATTGAAGATCCAGAATCCGTAGTTGAGCTCGGTAAAGATCTTGCGGAACGGCTGGGCCAGCCACCGGAATATCCGAGCGGTCATGGTGTAGAGAGTATGGTTCTCATTGACCGCGTCGGCTATGCCCTTGGGGAGATAATATCCGTAGGCCTTACCTTTGTACAGGTAAACCACAAGCCCCAGTGTCGGGTCTTTGGGCTTTTGGATAGCACGGAATTTGCCATTCCATTTCCGGTCAGCCTCTTTGACATCAATCCCGAGAATGCTCGCGTAGTCCTGGTAGAACTTCACCGTCGCCCGGACCGCGATGTTCTTGTTCACGGACTTGATGAACGCGATGTCCCGCATGACCGTGGAGGTGGCCGGGTTTCCCACGTCCATGACCGTGCCTATCTGTTTGGGGATTTTGTAAAGCAGGTTAGCCGAAGCGCGCCCATACCGTTCTTCCAGGTACGAGAGAACGTCAAAGGTCGCGTAAGCCGTGTTATCGCGGAAGAGTTTGATCATGTCATCGGAATAAACCTGCGCCGCCTCTGCCTTGTCGATGAAGTATTTCTCGTGGATCTCCCGGAACGCCTTCACCGCCTCCATCAGGGTGGTCCATTGGGTTTCAGTGAGCTCCGAAGTCCGCATGGCCTCCAGCTTGTCCATGGCCTTTTGGATGTCCGTACCTGCCGGGTTTGCCATTTTATCCCGCTCGTGGATGACCCTTCGCAACAACACCACGAGACCGAACTGCCTGTCCCACTTGAGGTTGACTTTCTCCAACGGCTTAACCACGTTGGTGTAGATGTCCGTCATGAACGCCTCGACCTCGGATCCGGTGTAGGTCATTTCCTCCAGTTTGTATCGGGGGTTGTCGTCCACCGGGATGTTTCCTTCCCCGACTTTCCGCACGTCCTTGAGGATCATGTGATACGTGTCCCAGAACGCCCGTTTGAAACTGTCCGGGAGCCCGAGCCCTATGTCTTCGAAAGCCTTGCCCATGAGCTCGTTGCCGCGGTCGAACATGCGATAGAAATTCTCTGTCCGGTTCTTGTCCACTTCGCCGGAGTGCAAGATCCGTTGAATGTCCATGTAGACGTCCCGCACTTCGCGTTTGTTCTCCAGATAATTAAAGAACGCCTCGTAGAATTTAGGCGCCTGGGCGCGGAGAAATTGCGGATCGTTGAACAGCGCGGAGATCGCGTCGGCGTACAGCTCTTCCGAGCTCCACCTATACTTAACATACGACTTGGAAGACATGGCCGGGTCGAACGGACGCCACCGGGCCGAGAGCGTCTTGAGCTCGTCGCGGATCTCGTTCTCTACCCACAACTTCCGGGTTCGGATCTCTTTCTCCAGCAGCTCGGCCAGTTTTTTCGCGATAGCCTCCTGGGAAGGCGGGACGTATTCGACCTCAGTCACCTGCTTCCGGGTTTTGGCGCCCACGCGCACGGACTTCACAAAGTCCATGATGTCCTGGGTGAGCTGCCCCTTCAACGCAGCTTTCACTATCGTCTTCTTGGCATTGGTGTCCAGCCCGGCAACGTATTTGTAGAGTTCCGGGCTGAGGAGTTTGGCTTTTTCCACGGCGTTCCAAATGTTCAACACGTCCTCGGGGGAGATCTTCAGCTCCTCGGTAAGGGTGGTGTCGATCCACTTGGTGCGCAGGACCTGGGTCATGCCGAGAAGCTGTATGGCCTCGGCGCGCAGCCGCGCAACGTCAGCTTCAGTGAGCTCTCCAAGATCCCCGGGCTTGAAAGGCAACGTGTTCTTTGCCCAGTCCCGGATACTCGCGATCTTGCCGAGGATCGTGCCGGCGAGGATGTTATCCGGCAACCAGTCTATGATGTGCCCGATCTCGTGAGCCAGCACTCTAGCGGCCAAATCCGGGTTTTTGAAGATGTCAGCTCGGAGCCGGACCACGCCCTTGCCGGGGATAAAGACGCCCCGGATCGTGTCTCGGCCAAAGAGTCTCTCCCGGACCCCGGGAAGCCGTCCGCCCATGAGAGCCTTGTAGAGCTCCAGCATCTCGGGCATCTCGATGATCTTCGGAATGGTGTTGTCGGCGCCTTGAGCGTCAGCCTGACCCTTCTCGGGAGTCCACCCGGTCTCGGCCAACGAAGGCTCGGCTTTGAGGATCCCCTTGAGAATCTCGTCGGCTTTGTCCAGAGCCCGGCGTCGTTTTTCCTCGGGGGTGATTTCCTCGGCGACCCCAGTGAACATCCCGTCCGGGGGCTGCATCCACCCACGCACGAGATCCCGTACTCGTTTGCGTCCGGTGGTTTCGTCGTCGAACTCCAGATCTTTAGGCTTGGCGAGAGTGTTCACGTGCGCCGGGCCACTTTCCATGTCTTTCAGATCGGCAAGCAATCCCGGCGACGCCGCGTTTCCATAAGCATCGGTTTTGCGCAACGCAACCGTAGGCGCGAAGTATCCGCGGCGCATCCACTCGTAGACGTCGTTGGC